AGTGTCCGCCAACTTCGGTGCATTTTAGGCTTGCGAGAACGAGAAACGCCTCGCGTTTTTCGCATCTCGCACGCGAGACAAGGTGAGGACAAGATGACGAAGAGTCGCGGGGGCGGTCGACCGAGCGCGTACAACCTGCAAGTGCACAAGCAGATAATCGACGCGCTGAAGTCAGGCGGATACAAGACACACGCGGCGCATGCTGCAGGCATATCTCGCGATACGCTCGACAACTGGATCGAGGCAGGGCGCGCAGGGCGCGAGCCGTTCGTGAGGTTCGCGCAGGAGTGCGATAAGGCTCGCGCTGACGACGCGCTGCGCAATCAGGCCATCGTCAGCGCTGCAGCTGTGCGGCGTATCGAAGGCGACTGGAAGGCCGCAGCCTGGTTACTCGAGCGCAAGTATCCGAAGCTGTACGGCAAGCGCATCGCCGAGAACATCGATGACGCGCAAGGCACTGCGCCTGCAGACGCCGAGCCCGACGTGCACAGTCCCTGGCTCACGGTCGTCAAGTGAAGGCAGCGCCGCCGAAGCACAGCGAGACGCCTGCAGCGCAAGCACCTCTGCTGCGCTCTGAAGGTCAGCGCATGCTGCTGCACGTCAGCGGCTCGCTCGCAGCAATCGCTGCTGCAGTCGGCGCGAAGTCTCCTGCGTCGGTGCTGAAGTGGCGCAACGGCGAAGCTATCCCCGCGCCTGCAGCTCGCGCGCAGATGCAGGTCGGTCTCGGCATCCCCATCGACGCGTGGAACAAGCTGCCTGCGACGCACGAAGAGCAAGTCGCGCTCGCGATGCTCGAGCCGCAGGCGCCGATCGGTACGATGCAGGAGTGCCTCGAGCTGCTGTCTGTCATACGGCGCGACCGCTCTGCGCCGAACCTGCTACCAGGCGAGCGCTCGAAGCTGATTGACGCCGAGGCTCGGATCCTGAAGCTGCGCGCCGACCTCGAGCAGCGAGCAGAGCTGTCCGAAGACCGCTATGTGCGCGAGCACCCCGCATGGCTGCGCGTTCGCAACGAGATTGCGCTCGCGCTCGTGCAGCACCCCGCTGCAGCTCGAGCCGTTGCCGACATGCTGGAGCGCCTCGGCCTGTGACGACGTCGAATGCATACGAGGTACGCTCGCGCGGGCGACCACGCAACGCAGAGCGCGAGCGTACGAGCTTCGCTGCAGACCTCGCGCAGCGCATACAAATCGCGCTGCTGCAGGCGAGTCATACGCGCTTTCCTTCGAACGAGTACCAGCAGCGCCCCGTTGACTTCTTTCGTGACGTGCTGGGCGTCGAACCGTGGTCGAGGCAGATAGACATCATCAACGCAGTTCGCGACCACGCGCGCGTTGCTATCTGCTCGGGTCACAAAGTCTCGAAGTCGCATTCTGCTGCGGGCCTCGCGCTGTGGTTCTACTGCTCGTTCGCTGACGCGCGCGTCGTCATGACGAGCACGACTTCGCGTCAGGTCGACCAGATTCTGTGGCGCGAGCTGCGCATGATGCGAGCGCGCTCGGGTCGCTGCGTCGCATGCAAGCTCGAGGACCCCGAAGGCCTGCGCATCCCGCGGCCGTGCCCGCACTCTGCGTTAGTCGAAGGCGAGCAAGGCGAACTCGCGCGCACAGGTCTGAAGGCGCCCGACTTCCGCGAGGTCGTCGGCTTCACTGCGCGCGAGGCTGAAGCGGTCGCGGGCATCAGCGGGCGCAACCTGCTGTACATCGTCGATGAAGCTTCAGGCGTGGGCGATGACATCTTCGAGGCCATCGAAGGCAACCGCGCAGGCGGCGCTCGAATCGTCATGTTCTCGAACGGCACGCGCAACGAAGGCGAGTTCTACGAGGCGTTCGCGAGCAAGACGGATCACTACTTCACGCTGCGCGTCTCGAGCGAAGAGTCGCCGAACGTCATCGCAGGCGAGGTGCTTATCCCTGGGCTCGCAACGCGCGAGTGGATCGAAGAGAAGAAAATCGAATGGGGTGTCGACAGCCCGCTCTACAAGATACGCGTGAAAGGCGAGCACGCTGTTCACGAGGTCGGCCGTATCTTCTCGGTGCATCTCATTGGTCAAGCTGAAGCGCGCTGGAGCCTGACGCCTGAAGCCGGTCGCTTGTTCGTGGGGCTCGACCCCGCAGGCGAATCAGGCAAGGGAGACGAGACGATGTTCTGCGCGCGTCGAGGCCTGAAGCAGCTCGGCTTCAGAGCGTATCGCGAACTAACACCCGACGGGCACGTGACACTACTCGTGCAGCTGCTGCGCGAGCTGCGACTGCCGCGCGAGGTTCCTGTCGTCGTCGTCGACCGCGAAGGCCCGATCGGCACGCCCGTCTTCAGACTGCTCGCAGACCATCTCGAGGTACACCCTCACGCCTTCGAGCTGGTGGGCGTCCGAGCGTCCGAGCGGGCGGTGCGTATGCCTCAGACTTACGACCGTATTCGAGATGAACTCGCAGCGAACCTCGAGCTGTGGTTCCGCGACGGCGGCGCCATCGTCGAAGACGTACGCCTCGCAGCAGAGCTGCACACGCTCGAGTGGCGCGAGGCTGCGAACGCGCGCCTGAAGCTCACGCCGAAAGACATGATCCGCAAGCTGCTCGGCCGCTCGCCTGACAGATACGACAGCCTCGCGCTGTCGTGCTGGGAGCCGCTGTCGCTGCGCGAAGGCGTGCCTGACTCCGCAGCGCATCTCGTCACCGACGTGCACGAGCAAGAACACATACTCGACCCGTACGCAGCAGAGGACGCATGGCGCTCACGGGGATAAGTCGAGGACGTCAGCTGCTGCTCGCAGTGCTGCGGCTCACCACCGAGACCGACGTCGCCGCGCGCTGTCGCGTTCGTCAGCAGCGAGTGTCTGACTGGGCTGCGGGCGTGCACGCGCCGAGTCACAGCTCGAGGCTCGCGCTCGATTCGAACTATGGGATTCCATATCGCTCGTGGGATATCCACTTCATCTCTCACGCGCGAGATGTACCTCACCGGCGCAAGCTGACCTAACACATGCCATCTCTTCGGCGTGGCAACCACGCTGCAGACAATCAGCGAGCAAGCTCGCAGCATCCTGCTGGGTATCTCAGCGTATGCACGACCGCGCCCGAGTCAAAGTGCAGCGCAGGAGATAGACGACCCGCAGGTCATCGCGATGCGCGAGAACCTCGGCGGCCAGCTTGTGCCTCCGCCGCAGTCTCAGACGCGCTGGTACATGTCGGATGTCGAGAACGCAGAGCACCTCGCAGACATCGGCAATCTGACTGCGGCCGGTCGACTGATGTTCGCAGCGCGCAAGGACGGTCAGCTCGCAGGCGTGCTCTCGACGCGCACCGGCGGGCTCGTGCGACTGCCGAAGCGCTTCCGTGGCGACCCCGACGTAGTGAACGCGCTCGAGTTCGGTCACGACGACGTGCGTTCTGTCTTCGACGAGATGTTCCCGCCGAGCGAGCTTGCGCTGCTCGCAGCTGACGGCTTGCTGCTGGGCGTCGGCATCGCAGAACTCGTCGCAGTCGAAGGTCGCGACTACCCCGTGATGGTGCGTCTCGACCCGATGTATCTCAACTATCAGTGGTATGAGAACGCTTGGTATTACAATGCGACAGTCGGCCGCTTACGCGTTACTCCGGGCGATGGCCATTGGATATTGCATGCGCCAGGTGGCCGCATTGCCCCTTGGCAGGCGGGACTCTGGCGTGCAGTGGGGCGCGCGTACGTACGCAAGGAACATGCGGCGATGCATCGCGACAACTGGGAAGCGAAGCTCGCGAACCCGGCTCGAGTCGCCGTCGCTCCGCAAGGTGCTGCAGAGCCACAGAAGCAAGCGTTTTTCCAGCAGCTGATGGCGTGGGGCGTGAACACGGTCTTCGGCATCACGCCCGGTTATGACGTGAAGCTCGTCGAGTCGAACGGTCGCGGCTGGGAGTCGTTCAACGAAACCATCGCGCAGCAGAACACCGAGTATGTGATTGCCATCGCGGGGCAAACGGTGACGACTGACGGCGGCGCAGGCTTCGCCAACGCAGACATTCACAAGACGATCCGCAGCGACCTAATCAAAGACACCGGCGACGGGCTCTCGTACACAATCAACACGCAAGGCATCCCCGTCTTCGTCGCGCAGCGCTGGGGCGCTGACGCGATTCTCTCGAAGCCTTGCGCGTACGAGTACGACGTCACGCCGCCGAAGGACCGGAACAGCGAGGCGACTGCGCTCGTGCAGGTCGCTACCGCTGTCGAGCAGCTGACTGCAGCGCTCGCCCCCCACGGCCTCGAGCTTGACGTGCCGCTGCTCGCAGCGCGCTTCGCCGTGCCTGTCAAGGGCGATGCCGACGGCGACGGTCGACCTGACGCAGGCGCACCGACGCAGCCGCCTCAGCTGCGAGTCATCGAAGGAGGCGCTGGCGCCGCTGGTGCTGACGCTGGTGACGCGACCGAGCAGCCTGCTGAGGTTGCAGCAGGTCAGCAGGTTGCGAGCGGCACACCGGCGCAAGACCTCGCGCTGAACGGCGCGCAGGTAACGTCGCTGCTCGACATCGTGAAGAGCGTCGCGAGCGGCGAGCTGCCGCGTGACGCTGCTGTCGGCATCATCAAGCGCGCGTTTCTCGTCACCGACGACGAAGCGAACGCGCTGCTCGGCTCAGTCGGCAACGGCTTCGTGCCGACCTCGCTCGCGCAACCTGCAGCGCCCGCGGCGCCGCCTGTTAGTCAGGAGACAGCAGCATGATTCTCGCTCGTCGCTATGAGCGTCGCGGGCTGCTCGCGATCGAACCGCGCGCGCTCTTCGAGTCGTTCTTCGTCGACAGCGCCCAAGAGCGCGAGGTCGCCGAGCTCGGAGGCTGCGCACTGGTCGACGTCCGCGGACCGCTCGAGCACCACGCGCATATGTGGTGCGACTCGTACGAGTCAATACTCGCGCGAGTCGAGCAAGCCTGCGCTTCGAACGCGCGCGCTGTCGTGCTGCGCTTCGACTCGCCCGGCGGCGACGTCAGCGGCTGCTTCGAGACAGCGCTCGCGATTCGCGCCGCCTGCGACGCTGCGGGCAAGCCGCTGCACGCGTTCGTCGAAGGCGAGTGCGCGAGCGCTGCGTACGCGCTCGCCTCGCAGTGTCTGAGCATCAGCGTCGCCATCAGCGCGCTCGTCGGCTCGATCGGCGTGCTCTCGAGTCGCGAGGACGTGACCGCGATGAACGCTGCTCGAGGCCTGCGCGTTGCGCTCGTCATGAGCGGCGTTCGCAAGGGCGACGGGCACCCCGACATGCCCATCACCGACGCTGAGATTGCGAACACCCAGAGCATCGTTGACTCGATGGCCGCGGTGTTCTTCGACCTCGTTGCGACGGGTCGACAGCTGAAGCCTGCAGCAATCGCGGGGCTGCAGGCTCGAGTCTTTCACGGCGAAGCCGCAGTGCAGGCGGGGCTCGCTGACGCAGTCGGCACCTTGACGAACGTGCTCGCGCTTGCAGCGAGCCCAGCAGGAGGCACGAGAATCATGGCGAAGAAAATGAGTTACGAAGAGCTGCGCGCTGTAGTCGCTGAAGCTGCAGAGGGGGACGACCCGAACGCGAAGGCAGCGAAGCGCGCGCTCGCAGCGATGGACGAGAGCGCCCCCGAGGCTGAAGGCGAGACGCCCGAGCCTGAAGCTGAAGGCGGCGAGACTGAAGAGACTGCTGAAGGCGAGGTCGAGCCTGACGGCGACGAAGCGCCGAAGCCGAAGCCTGCAGCGAAGCGCGCTGAAGGCAGCGACGACGAGAAGACAGCGACCGCGAACGCCGCGTATCGCATGGCGCTGAAGGCGCAAGCTGACAACGCGAAGCTACGCGCGCAGCTGCGTCAGCGCGACGAAGCTGCAGAGCGTCAGCAGCTGATTGCGTCGCGACCTGACCTGCCGACCGACACCGTGTCGCTGCTCGCGCGCGCTCCTATCGCGCTCGTGCGCGAGCACATTGCGGGCCTCGCACCGCTGAAGGCAGAAGCCGGCGTCAGTATCCCGGTCGGATTCAAGAACCCTCGCGTGCTCGCGCTGAGCAAACCTCTCGCAGGCAAGCCCGAACCTGACGGCGCCTCGCACTTGCCTGCAGACGAGAAGGCCGACCTCGACGCTCGCATGGGCCTGACCGAGCCGGGTCTGCACGTAATCACGAACGAGTACAAACTGACTCTCGGCGCCTACAAGCCGCGCTGAACGCGTTCTGTCATCTCGCAACTAACAACTGAATCACACCGAGGAATCGTTCTATGGAGCGCATGCTGATTGAGGCGCATTGGGGCTACTACGCCTTCGTGCTGGGGGCGGGCGTTGTAGTCGAGAAAGGCAAGCTCGCAGTGTTCGACACTGCAGCAGGCGGCGCGCTAGTCAGCGCAAAAGCCGCAGCTGGATTGTTCAACATCGGAATCTTCACCGAGTCGCTGACAGGCGACGGCGTCAAGCGCGTGCAGGTCAAGCTGCACCGCGAGCTGCAAGCGACGTGGTGGGACAACGACACGGTGGCGCCTGTGCTGCTCACCGATCGCGGCAAGCTCGCTTACCTCAAGGACGCGACGACGGTGACGATGACCGGCGGCGCCGCAGCTTCAGTCGCGGGGCCTATCCTCGACGTGCAGACCGCGAAGGGGGTGCTCGTGCACTTCCCGATGCACGGCGTCGGTCCTGCTGTGGTCGAAGACCCGCCTGCGCTGCTCGGCGCCGAGACAGGACGCGCGGGGCGCGGTCGCTGAACGCAGTCGACAACTAACACCGAGGAACACAATCAGCTATGCCTACCATCACCCCGTCATTCCTATTCGACCTCGAGTCGAACATGCGCGTAATCACCGCGCGCGAGTACGACCGGCTTACGCGCAAGCTCTGGTGGAACCGCGTTTGCAGGCTCGGTCCTCCGAGCGGCGCGAAGCGCGAGCGCGTCTCGTGGCTGCTCGACACTGCGCGCATTCAGAAGACGAACAAGGGCGGTAACGTCGAGTTCGAAGACATCGTCGCGCAGACGACCGAGGTCGAGCACGAGAACGCCGCAGGCGGTCTGAAGATTAAGAAGGAGCAGTTCGAAGACGTCGATGGCAACGGCATCGACTACGCCTCGCACTGGTCGCGTCAGATGGGCGCCTATGCGGCGTACTGGCCGCAGAAGGTTCTCGCGAAGCAGATTCTCGCGAACGGCCCGACCTACGACACGCTGTCGTTCTTTCACTCTGCGCACCCCGTCAACCCGTTCAACCCCAACGCAGGCTCGTTCGCGAACGTGTTCACTGGGGCGCCTGTCGCGCAGACGGGTTACCCCGGCGCGCTGCCGATTCACTCGCCGCTCGTGACGGTCGATGAAGCTGTCGCGAACATCGCGAAGGCCATCGCGTACGTCTCCGCAATCAAGATGCCGAACGGCGAGGACCCGCGGTTCCTGCGTCTCGCGGAGATTATCGTGCCGCCTGCGCTCGTCGCGCGCGCGCAGCAAATCACTAACGCGAAGTACATCGCGCAGCTCGCAGCGACAGGCGGCACCGGCGGCGGTGGCGCTGACGTCGAGGCTGTGATTCGAAACTTCGGGCTCGGTCAGCCGATCGAAGCGCCCGAGCTCGGCTCTGCGTTCGGCGGCTCCGACACGACTTACTACCTCGCGATGGAGGAGATTACGAGCAACGAGCTTGGAGCCTTCTCGTACATCATGCGAGAGCCGTTCAGCGTTCTATATTACGGGCCGACTACGGACCCGCAGCTCGCGCGCATACGCGAATACCAGTGGTTGACCGAAGGTCGTAACTCGATTCTGAACGGTCACCCGTATCTGCTCTTCCAAGTGAAAGCGACCTGACGTCATGGCCGGTACAGTCGCATATATGACCGTGCAGGAGTTTCGCTCTGCGACGCTCATGCCAGGTTCGTTCGTCGACGAACTCGAGGCTGCCGAGCCTGGGTTCATCGATGCGCGGCTGTACCTGCAGTCGGCGAAGATTGATTCGCGACTCGCGAAGCGCTACGACGCGCCGTTCAAAGATCCGTATCCGGTCGCAGTGCTCGAGTGGCTTGTCTCGCTCGTGACATACGAGGCCTGGCTGAAGCGCGGCATCGCTGCGACAGACGAGCAAGCAGAGCAGTACAAGACAGATCGCGACCTCGCTCGAGGCGACCTCGAGTCTGCAGCTAACAGCGAGGTCGGGCTCTTCGACTTGCCGCTGCGTTCTGACACCGACGCGACAGGCATCTCGCGAGGCTTTCCGCAGTCAGTGTCTGAGCAGTCGCCGTATGTCTGGATGTCGAAGCAGTCGCGCATCGGTCGCGAAGAGGACCGGAACTCATGAACATCGATTCGCTGATTGTGTTCACACGCACGATGCCGCAGTGGCTCGTGCTGCAGTCTGCGCCGCAGATTGCTGAGGCAGTGCACGGCGCGCTGCTCGTGACGATTCGCGCGCATCAGACGCCGCACGGCGTTCCGTGGGCGCCTCGCAAGCGCGGCACGAAGCCCGTGCTGAACAACGCAGCAGAGCACCTCGAGAGCTGGGGCGGGAGCGGCAAAGTCTACGTCTCGATTCGCGGCATCAACGGTCGACACCACAAGGGCGCCGTCCGGGGCTCGGTGCAGCGACCGATCATCATGTACAAGAAAGACGGCATTCGCGCGCTGCCTCCGCGCATCATCGCCGTTATCGAAGCGACGCTGCGCGCGCGTTTCTGGACCGCCTTCGACGCGATGAAGAAAGCGTCATGACGAGCAAGCACGCCTGGGTGAATCTGTACGAGATTGTCAGCGCGAGCTTCGTGCGCGAGCACGTGCCTGCAGTGAACATGTTCGGCTGGCGCATCCCCGCGCAGCACGCGAAAGGCAACCGCATTGCCTGGGTGCCAGGCGACCCCAACGGCATGGTCGGCGCGCTCTTGCCGCCTCGCAACCCCGGCGGCGAGCCTCGCTCACTCGGCACGTTAGGCGAGGTATTCACCATCGTCATCAACGGTCAGGACCCGCGCGAACCCGAGAACGAGCTGCGTCAGTACGAGATTGTTAGGTACCTGCGAGACGCGTGGTTTCGCGCTGTCTATCACGCTGCTTACGGAGCGTTCACGATTCGCACCGAGACATGGATCACGACGCGCCTCGAGCGTCGTCACGGCGCCGCGCTGCGCATCGCTTGCGAGCTGCAGGCAGCAATCCCCGACGAAGCGTGGCCTGACGATGGCATCCCCGGCGAGGTCATGGTCGACCCGGCGGTCATCGACGTCGAAGAACTAGACATCACTGACATTCTAATAGTCACCCCGTGAGGCATGCATGAGTGTTCCAAAAGTCAAAATCAATGAGGTTGATGGTGCGCTCGGCATCGTGCCGAGCAATCAGACGACGCTGCACGCGTTCATGGGCTGCAGCTCGAGCGGGCCGCTGAACACGGCGGTGATGTTTGCGCGCTCGACAGACGTCGTGGCGACCTTCGGCGAAGGTCCGCTCGTCGAAGCTGCTGCGACGTACATCACGCAGACCGGCAACGCTTGCATCGTGCTGCGCGTCGCTTCGGTTGTCGCTGCAGCAGTCAGCACCGTCGTGCAGACAGGCCTCGGAGCTGCAGCGACTGCAGGCCCCGCCACGGCCGCGGTCGACGACCGGCAAGTCATCATCAAGGTGGTTGCGGGCGGCGTCGCCATCGGCACTGCAGGCAACACCTATCAGGTCTCCGAGGACGGCGGTCAGACCTGGGGCGTAGTGACTGCGCTCGGCACTGAAGACGCGATTACGGCCGGCGGCGTCGAGTTCACCTTCGCGGCCGCGCCTGCGAAGCTCGAGACAGGCACAACCTACGCGGCGACTATCACCGCTCCGAACTGGGATGCGACGACGCTGCAGCCTGGCCTCGACGCGCTGCGTCTGACGTCGCAGCCGTGGGAGCAGCTCTTCGTCATCGGTCCTCTGACGACGGTCGCAGGCGCTGCTGCACTCGACGCTGCGTTCGTAGGCTACGCAGAGTCGCCGGGCAAAGACTGCAGCTGGGTCGCGCAGGCGCGCATGCCGAACGCAGGCGAGAGCGAGACGGCGTATGCGACTGCAGTCAACACGGCGCTCGGCGGCCACGTCTCGAGCTACGGCGCAATCTGCGCTGCAGCGTGTCGCGTACCTAGCGGCGTGTCGGGGCGTTACTACCGGCGCTCGCCCATCTTTCCCGTCGCGGTCGCGCAGTCGTGCTTCCCCGAGGTGAACACGGCCGACGTAAACCGCGGGCCGCTCGTCGGGGTTTCGATTCGCGATGCGAACGGCAACGTAGTCGAGCACGACGAAGCAGTGACGCCGACACTCGACGCGCTGCGCTTTCTCGCGCTGCGTACGCACGACGGCTACGGAGGCGTCTACATCAACCGGCCGATTCTGTTCAGTCAGACAGGCAGCGACTTCGAGCTGATTGCGCATCGTCGCGTGATGAACATGGGCAAGCGCACGCTGCGCGTGTACTTCATCCGTAGGCTCAATCGCCCCGTGCGAATCGATAAGGCGACGGGCTACATACTCGAGGCCGACGCGCTCGAGATTGAAGGCGGGGCGCTCGCGCTCCTACGCAGCACGATGCTGTCGCGACCGAGCGCGAGCGACGTTCAGTTCACGCTCAGCCGTACCGACAACCTGCTGTCAACGAAGACGCTAACAGGTACGTGCCGCATCATCCCGCTGGCCTACCCAGAGTTCATCGAGATTCAAATCGGGTTCTACAACCCCGCACTCGTGACGCTCGCAGCTGCAGCGTGAACGAAGGGAGCTGACACATGGCAGACGCAATCAGAGTCAACGGCAATCAGCTCAGCTGGGGCAGTATCCGGCTCGTGCTCGACACCGAAACGTTCACCGGCTTCACGGGCATCAGCTACGCAGACAAGCGCGAGCGCGTGAAAGCGTGGGGCATGGGGCGCCATCAGGCTCCGCGAGGACGAAGCTCGGGCAAGTACACGCCCGACCCTGTGAAACTAACAGGCTGGAAAGACTCGATTCAGGCCTTCATCGAAGCGCTCGCGCAGCGCGCGGCCGACCAGTCGAGCTACGGCAACGTGCAGTTCACCATCTCGATTATCTATTCGGAGCCGCCAGTGCCTCCGACGTCGGTGCTTATCACCGGCTGCGTCATCGTCGGTCAGTCGGCGAGCGACGAAGAAAGCGCTGACCCCCTAAAAGAGGAACTCGAGATTGATTGCATGGCGATTCGCCGCAACGGTCTCACGCTCTTCGACAACACGGAACTCGCACCCGTATGACGACCAGCCCCACCCCCGACGACGTTCTGAATCAGCAGCTCGAAGACATACGCGAGCAGCGCGCGAAGCTGCGCGAAGAGATTGCTGCGCGCGCCGAGCCTTCGGCTGCAGAAGAGCTGCAGCGCGAGACGCAGGCGCTCGCAGCAGAGCAAGCACTCGACGAAGCGCAGCGCAAGCACGGCGCGAAGCAAGTGCGACTCGTGCAGGCCGGTGACATGCCGGTCGTGGTGCGTCGGCCGCACTGGGTCGCGTTCCGCAAGTTTCAAGACCAGCAGGAGTTCACGTACGAAGGTACGGAGGAACTCGTGCTCGGCTGCCTGCTGCACCCGGATCGGCGCACGTTCTCGAAGCACCTCGAGCAGCAGTCAGGAGTGCTCGCGAAGGTGGCGAGCGCATGTGTCGAACTCGCTGGATTCAGAATCGACGACGTCAAAAAAAAGTAACAGCACTGCGCGCGCAAGCGCGTGAAGACGACGCGGTAGCCGCCATGTGCTTGCTCGAGGCACTCGGCTATCGCGAGTCAGACGAGACGCAGCCGCTCGCACGCGCATACGTGGGGGCGATGCTGTTAGTCGACGTGTCGCGAGAACTAACAACGCTCCGCAGGATTCTTATCAAGGCGCTGTCGTCAAATGGCTGAGGACGGAACAGCAACATTCGGAATCGAGATGGTCGACGGCGTTAGCTCGCCGGCCGAGTCGGCAGCGACTGCGCTCGCGAAGCTGCAAGACAGCATCAAGGCGGACACGAAGGCGCTCGCCGAGATGCAGAAGACTCTTAATCAGCTGAAGAAAGCGACCAACCCGAACACGGAGCAAATCGGCCGACTCGAGAAAGCGATGGGGCAAGTGAACGCCCGCATCGCTAAATCGAAGCAGCAGTTCATCGCGCAAGGCGGTCTCTTCGGCAAGAACTACAAGGGAGCGAAGGACCTCAAGGGTAAACTCGACGACCTTGCGCAGGCAGCATCAGCGCTGCCTGGGCCGTTCGGCGGCGTGCTGAGCATGCTCGCGCGCGTTGCAGGCGCGAAGAACCTGGCGAAGGTCGCAGCGTTCGCGCTCGCAGGCGCCGTGCTCGCGCTCGGTGTCGCTGCTGTCGCGTCAGCGAAGCACCTCACCGACTTCGCGCTAGCTGCGCAGGAGGCGCGACGCAACGAGCTGCTGATGCTCGAGGCGAGCACGAGGCTGCCGACTGTGATGGGGATGGCCTTCGGCCTCGCGCGCAATAGTGCGAAGGACCTGCAGAGCGCAGTCGATGGGGTTGCTGCGAGCGTGACGATCGGTCGCGATGAAGTCGCGAAGTATGCCGCGCAGCTCGACAAGATGGGCGTGCGCGGCAAGAACATCGCGCCTGCGTTGCGCGCAGTCGCGACTGCAGCGTCAGGCTGGGGCGAAGAGCGCGCGACGCAAACTGCAGCCTGGGCCGCGCAGCTCGCGCTGACAGGAGGCAGCGTCGAGAAGCTGGCGCAGCGCGTCAACAATCAGATCGGCGGCGTCGTCTCGCGCAAGATGAAGTCGAGCGAAGTGCAAGCTCGCAAGCTCGCCGAGTCTTACAACTCGCTGTTCGGCGATGTCGACATCTCGGGGCTACTCGACGCGCGCAAGGCCTTCAACGATTTGTTCTCGCAGTCGACTAACAGCGGCAAGGCGCTGAAGATGATGCTTGGGCAAATCACGCAGCCGCTAATCAACGGGCTGACCGAGCTGCAGCGTCTCTTCAAGCTCACGGTGCAGAACATCATCATCGCGCTACTGAAGGCGCAGATTGCTTGGGTGAAGTTTCAAATCGCACTCGACGCAGGCATCGCTGCGGCGAAAGAAAACTTTCCGAACGCAGTCAAAGCCATCGAGGCTGTCGGCACTGTCATCGATGAACTCTGGCAGCTGACGAAGGATGTATTCGGCAGCGAGTGGAAGGAGCTGCTCGGCGCCGCAGCTGCAGTGCTGGTCGTCACCGTCGCGCCTGCAATCTGGGCTGCAGCGACTGCGATGTGGGGATTCGCTGCAGGCGTGGTCGCGGCAACGTGGCCAGTGCTCGCGACGATTGCGGGCGTGTGGCTGCTTATCAAGGCCTTCGAGTACCTCTATGACTTCATGGAGAGCGAAGACTTCGGCGCGCTCGTCTCCGACATGTTCATGGGCCTGATAAATGGCCTGTGGAAGTTTGGCAAAATCTTCGTCGAAGGCCTCGCGAAGATCGGCAGCGCAGGCATCGCGGGATTCAAAGCCATCTTCGGTATGAAGTCGCCGTCGAAGGTGATGGCCGAGCTGGGCGTGAACGTCGTTCAAGGCCTCGAGCAAGGCGTCACGAAGGAGTCTGACAGCGCGCAGGATGCAATCGCCCGAGCCGGCGGCGACCCCGGTGCAGCTGCAGCTCGCGACCCCGCTGCGAACGTACCTGCAGGCGCTGCACGAGCAGCGATGACGTCGGTGAACATCGCGACACTGAGCGTGCAGGTCGGAGGCAAGGCGAACAGCGAGGACGCGAAGAGCATCGCGCAGGCCGTCAAGCGCGAACTCGAAGCGATACTGCAGACAGTCGCAGTGCAGACCGGGGCCTCGCTCGCATGACGACGTGGAACCCACTCGACGCGCCGATCGATAGGTGCCTGATAAAAGGCTACCTAACACCGGGCCTGTGCGAGGTCGCAGGCGCTTCGTCTCCGCGCAAGTGGGACGAACAAGCAGGCTACGCGATGACGGGCGCGATTCTGATTTACCGAGGCATCGCGCTGTCTCGATTCACGCTGCGCTTCAAGCTGCTGACTGCAGAGCACTGGGAAGAGTGGGCGGCGATTCGACCGATACTGCTGAGGCCTCCTGTCGGTCAGCGCGCGAAGGCTCTCGACGTCGACCACCCGCAGCTGAACGAGGTCGGTATCACTCACCTCGTTGTCGAGGACGTCACAGCTCCAGAGCAGACCGAGGACGGCGTCTGGACCATCGAGTGCAAGTGCATCGAGTGGCGCCGCTACGGTGTCGCGCTCGGCAAGCCTGACGGCGCTGAGGCTACGCCTGCAGACCCGAACGAGCAGCGCATCGGCGAACTAACAGACGAGCTGCAGCAGGTGAAGGCAGCTCGAGACAAGGGCAACCCGTGACCGCGTACGTCACAGCAAACGACCTGACCTGCGTCAGCGCTCGAGTGACAGTCGCGCACGTAGGCCCGTGGACCGCGGAGCTGCGACTGCCTGACGCAACCGAGCTCGGCTCGAGAGTCACACTCCGGATCGGCGCGCTGACGCTCGTCGGCGCGCCTGTGCCTGACATGCAAGGTGTCTACGGCGAGCAGAGGTGGATACGCATCGCCGGCGGCGCTGCAGGCTGGGGGCGTGCAGTCGCCAAGCGGGGCTATCACAACGACGCAGGCGTGCGAGCGCTGCTCGTGGCGCAGGATGCTGCGAGCGAGGTCGGCGAGACACTCGGCTCCTTCGTGCCCGTGCGCGAACGCATCGGCAGCGACTACGCGCGCGAGGCGGGGCCTGCGTCTCGAGCGCTGTCGCGCGTCATCGGCAACACCGCGTGGTGGGTCGACTACGCAGGAGTCACGCAAGTGGGGCCCCGCGCCGAGCGCGTGCTGCCTGCTGCTGCGTACAACGTCGTCGCGTTCGACCCCGCTGCGAGAACCGCAACGCTCATTGCTGACGACCCCACCACGATTCAAGTGGGGGCCACGCTGTCAGACGGCATCGACCGACCGAGCGTGATTCGCGAGCTGGAGATAACTGCGACAGGCTCCGAGCCGCTGCGCTTTCACGTCTGGCTCGGAGGCACTGAAGCGCAGGGCGGTCGCCTCGCAACGCTGCTCGAGAGCATCGTGCAGCGCGCGATGGATGCGCAGCTGCTCGGCGTGTATCGCTACCGCGTCGTACGTCGAGGCAGCGACGACAGGCTCGACCTGCAGGCGGTCGACGCAGAGCGAGGCTTGCCTGACCTGCGAGCTATCACCGTGCTGCCAGGTGTGACAGCTGTCAGGTCGCTCGTGACGACTGGCGGTATCGTGCTCGTCGCCTTCGCTGAAGGCTCGCGCAGCCGGCCCTATGTCGTCTCGTGCGCTGCCTACGGCGGCGAAGGATTCGCGCCTGCAGCAGGCGCCAGCGCGCGGCGTGCAGCTCGCGAAGGCGACATCGTGCGAGTCGAGCTGCCTACCGGCGCAATCAACGGCAGCATCGGCACGCCCCCGGCAACGCAACCGTTCGCAGGCACCATCACTTGGCCCGGTGTCTACGCGACAGGCGCCGTCATGCAAGGCAGCGACATCGTCTTGATTGCAGGCGAGGCGAAGCCTGACCCCGCAGACTTCCCCGTTGCACCGGAGCCGACACCATGACGCTGCTGCACGACTTCATCGCGCAGCAGCTCGAGCTGCTGCCTATCGTCGACCGCGTTGCGCCGTCACAGCTCGGCTACGGCACCGACCTGTCGTGCGTGACAGACATCACGCCAGCTGCAGACGAAGTCTCGCAGGAGTCGCCTCGAGCGATCGGCGAAGCGCTTGCTCGCAGATTCATCTCGCCGCGAACGAGCGTGCTTGACGACAACGCATACGGGCTCGACTTGCGCGCGCGGCTGAACGCGGGACAGACGCGCTCGCAGCTGACAGCGCTGCGCTCGCAGATTCGAGTCGAGTGTCTGAAGGATGACCGTGTGTCTGACGCGGACGTGACGGTGACGTTCGCCTCGCTGTCGAGCATGTCAGTCGCCATCGCTGTCACACCGCAGGCGTCTGACGACGAGTTCTCGCTGACGTTCTTCGTGACAGCTGACGGCGTGCAGCTCGTCGGGAGCATCAACCAATATGGCTAGACTAACACTCGACGAACTAACGCAGCCGCTCAGCCGCGAAGAGGTTCAGGCCTCCGTGTATCGCGTGCTCGCGCGACTCGGCGTGCACACTGCGTCGTGGAAGCCCGGCGCTGTCGTGCGCACTATCATCGTCGGCACCTCGAGCGTCTTCGCTGCGTATACAGACCTGATGGCGCTGATTGCGCGCTCGGGGTTCCTCGCGCTGTCTGCAGGCGACTGGCTGACGCTCGTCGCTTTCTACGTCTACGGAATCGAACGACGCGCAGCGACCTTCGCGACCGGCACTCTCAAGCTCGTGAACTCGGGCGGGGGTCTATACATCCTAGAGATTGGCGACTTGATTGCGCGCAACGCAGTCACCGGCGCGACGTATCGCAACACTGCGGCCGTGACTCTCGAGCCGAACTCGACTCACAACGTCGGCGTCGCAGCTGTCGAAGCGGGCGCGATCGGCAACGCTCCAGCGCACGCCATCAACGCGCTGGTGACGACGCTGCTCGGCGTTGCGTGTGACAACGAGGCTGCGCTCACTGCGGCCGACGCAGAGCCTGACGGGGTGCTGCGACAGCGCTGCAGCGAGATGCTTGGAGCGCTGTCGCCGATGGGGCCGTGGGACGCCTACTCGAGCGCGCTGCGCAACGCGACAGACCCGAACGGTCGCAACCTCGACATCACACGTGTGTCGCTCATACCTGACGGTTACGGCCAGATTGATTTGTACTGCGCGACGAGTACGGGGACGCTGCCTGCGACTGACGTGCAGTATGCGAGCGCAGCGATTCAGCTGAACGCCGTGCCGCAAGCTGTGACAGCAATCGTGCACCCCGCTGTCGAACGCATCATCACGGTCGGCGCGATTGTCTACGCATACAACACCACCGGCATGACACACGCTGCGTTCAAGTCGAAGCTCGAGCGGGCAGCGCGCGACTTCGTCATCGCGCAACCTGTCGGCGGCAACGTCATCACCCCGCCTACCGGGTATATCTACCTCGACGGGATTCAAGCCGCGCTCGCAGCAGTCGCGCCCGAGGTCTTTCACGTCGGCATGGCCGCGCCGAACGCAGACGTCGCGATGCAACCGTATGAGGTCGCGACACCTGGAACCATCTCCGTCTTTCTGCAGCTCATGCCGCCGCCGGAGGCCTACCACCCATGAGCGAACAACTAACGCGCAATCCTGACGCGCCGCTGATTACGTTCCGCGACACGATGTGGCGCAGCGTGCCGCCGTGGCTGAAGGTGGGCGTTGCGCATCGCTATCTGTATGCGATTGCGGTGCAGCTTGACGCTGCAGGCGACGCTCTGCTCGCAGGCGTCAAGATGCGTTTTCCGAATCTGTACTCGAGCGATTCACTGCCCGAGATAGGCAGCGAGCGCCGCATACGTCGAGGCCTCACCGAGTCTGCGGAGAACTACGCGTCGAGGCTCGTGCGCTGGTTCGAGGACCACCGGCGCCGCGGCGGAGCGTATGCGCTGCTGCAGCAGCTCTTCTTTCACTACGCGCCGAATACGTTTCCTATCGCGCTCTGGTACCCGAGCGGCACGCGCTATCTCATGGACGCTGCAGGCAACATCACATGGCAGCTGCCTGTGACTGCGTCGCATGTTCAGAACTGGGCGCGCTGGTCGCTGCTGTATTTCACCGACGACCTCAGCACTGTGCCGCTCGATGACGTCGTGATTATTCCCCGCGACTGGATCGCTGCGCACTGCTTCGGCGAAGTCATCATCATGCCGACAGGCGCAGTGCTCTGGGACTATCCCCCCGATCGACTCTGGAACAACCCAGACCCGTGGAACTCGCCCGACTCGAGTTTTCGCGTGCAAGTGAGATGACTCGATGGCGCATACAATCACCGAGACACCGACGTTCACGCCAACCATCATCGTGCCTGATGGCACTGACACGATGGTCGCAGCTGCGGAGACAGTCGCTGCAATCGCGCAAGGCCTCGCGAATCGAACGCAGCTGCTCAAGACAGTCACCGACGACGCAGTGACGAAGAGCGGCAGCAACACGTTCACAGGCAGCAACACGTTCAGCGCCACGACGACGTTCGGCGCCGTGAACATCAACGGCAACATCGCAGCGGCCGATGGCACCGTGAACGTCTCCGGCAACCTTACGGTCTCGAGTGCCGTTCAGGCAGCGAGCGCGGTCATCACAGGCGGAGCTCGGATCGACGGCAGCATCTCGGCGAACGATGGCGTTGTGAACGTCTCCGGCGGTCTCGTGACAGCCGGCGATGTCTCGGGCACTTCGGTGACCTCGAGCGGCGACGTCATCCTGAGCAACAATGCGAAGGACATCGTCTACTCGTCGTCGTCGCTGCCGCTGAGGTGGGTCAACATCCCGCTCGTACTCGGCGAGCGCATCTCTTCGAACGGCACGTATGACACGCTCTTCGACACCTGGGGCCTGACTGCAGGCGGGGGCGTGGCGACGATTCGCTTTCCTGTGCTGACGATGCCTCGAGGCGCCGTCGCGATGGGGCTCGAAGCGGTCTGGCGCGCGCACGCTGTCGCAGCGGCGAACTCGGCTACGCTGCGCGTAAACGCGCAAGCTGCCTGGGCGCTGAACGCTGGCGAACTAGCGAACCCTACAGACCCCGCAGACATCATCACGCTGCCGCACGGCTCCGGCTTCTCGAGCACGCAGTGCACGCGCTCGTCGTTGTTCCTTCCGCAACTGCACACCGCGGACAACGCCGCCGAGGCGTACTTCATCGACGTGCAACTGCTCGATGGCCCGAACAATCGCTTGTTCGCGCTGCGCGCTTACTACCTCGACCCCGGCGCAAGAAACGGATGAACCCATGTCATTCCTAGACCCCATCACAGGCGGCGGTCCTGCGACGCACCTCGCGACGAACGACCCCGCAGCACCAGTCAAAGTGTCAGACTCGGCGCCGCCTCACGCAGGCGACGTGCTGACTGCGCTCGACGGCGAGAACGCAATCTGGCAGCAGCCGACAGGAGGCGGGGGCACCGCGAATGCGCTGGCAACGAGCGGCAACGCCGTCAGCGTTGTCGAAGCGACGCCGCCGAATCCGGGCGACGTCCTGACTGCAGTCGATGCCGAGCACGCTACATGGCAGGCGCCGAGCGGCGGCAGCGGTAGCGGGCTTCGCTTCGTGGACCTCGAGACGGAGCAACTCGACGTCGACACATGGGGCGTCACTCATATCACCACCGACGAAGGCCAGTATGTTGCGACGCTCGCAGGCGACGTCGTGCCCGGTACTCGCGTCGGCTTTCAGATCGGCACGGACTCCTCGCACACTGGCTTCGAGATTGACGGCTATCAGATACAAGCTCTCGACGGCACGTTCGGCAATAGCGTTTCGCTGAATAAGGGCCAGTACGCAGAGTGGACGCTCGCAGACGACGGCTTGTTCTATCTGACTAGTGCGACGCCTGGCATGGCTGAAACGTACTGGCCCGAAGACCTATACAGCGATGCGAGCGGCAGCAGTCAGCCAGGTCAGTCGATGGTGCCGTCGCGCAACGACCACAAGCATGTGGTGAAGACAGGCGCGCCTGTCGCGCTGACTGTCGGCGGCGCGATGTCGGCGGGCGATTCAATCAATCTGTCGCGCGCGAATCACGCGCATGGGATGCCAGGCATTGCGACGGCTGCAGCGCCTGGTTTTCTCAGCGCTGCCGACAAGTCGAAACTAGACGGCGTCGAAGCAGGCGCGCAGGTCACTTCGTTCGCGCGAGTGCAGACGGCGCTCGCTGGTGCGACAGGACCTGTCTCGTTCGGCGGGCAGACGCTGTCGAACGTCGCGAACCCTATCATCGGGACGGACGTCACAACGAAGTCGTACGTCGATTCCGTCGCGCAAGGTCTGACTACGAAGTCGCCTGCGCGAGTGCTCGCGCGCACTAACATCACGCTGTCAGGCCTGCAGACGCTGGACGGCGTCACGCTGGTCGCAGGCGACCGCGTGTTAGTTACGGGGCAGACGACTGCGAGCGCAAACGGCATTTACACTGCGGCGTCTGGTGCATGGGTGCGCGCGACTGACGCTGACGTCTCAGCCGAAGTCGTGTCTGGCATGTACACGTTCGTCGCTGAAGGCACGCTATACGCGAACACAGGATGGGTGCTGCAGACTGCGAACCCGATCACGCTCGGCACGACGCCGCTGACCTTCGTGCAGTTCAGCGGCGCAGGTCAGGCGACTGCAGGCACAGGCCTGGTGAAGACAGGCAGCACGTTCGACGTCGTTGCGCATGCTGACGGCTCAATCGTTGCGGGCGCTGACAGCATTCAAGTCGGCGTGCTCGCGACAGACGCGCAACACGGCGCCCGCGGGGGCGGCACGCTGCACGCGAACGCGAGCACGACAGTCGCAGGCTTCATGTCTGCAGCTGACAAGTCTCGACTCGACGCGGTGGTGGCGACCGTCGCGCCCGCAGCAATCGTCGCGAACGCGACTGCGGCCGCAGGCAGTAACGCGAACGTCGCCGCGCGCGTCGACCACGTGCACAACGTGACGACCGCAACGCCTGTCTCGCTGACGCTCGCAGCAGGTAACGCGCTCGGCAGCGGCACGGCGCTGTCTTACAGCAATCACATTCACGCGCTGCCTGCGAGCAACGTCGCGCCTGCTGCGCTGACTGTCGGCGGCGCTGCTGCGGCTGGCAACTCGACCGCGATATCGAACGCAGGTCACGTGCACGCGATGCCGGGTGTTGCGACTGCGCTGACAGACGGCTTCATGATTTGGTCTGACAAGATGACTTTGGACGCCTTGATTGGCGCTCCAGATCCGTCGACCTACGGCTTCAGACTATCGCCCACCGCCGACGACTCCACCCCGGCAGACGGCTCCTACTCGACGCTGCATCTCGTCGCAGTCGACGGCAACTGCGTTGCGCTTTATGACGTCATCGCGGGCAGCTGGCGACTGTGCCGATTCAGCAACTTCTCGCAGGCGGTGTCAGGTCGCATCGCGGGGCGACCGTTCGATGTCTTTCTCGCGCTGTCGTTCCCCGCACCGATCGATGGCACTGCGTCGTCAGTCGTCATGGAGTTCGTCGACTGGGCCTCGCAGTCAGCGCGCGCGACCGGACTAACACGCGTCGCCGGGGTGTGGACCAAGACAGGAGACCAGACGCGGCGCTACCTCGGCACAGTGATGCCAGCGAGCGCGACGAGCTTTCTCTGGATACTGTCAGGCAGCGGGACGACTACTGCGAACATGCCAATCTGGAATGCAGCGAACAGGCGCCCCGCGACGCTGCGCTACTTCCCGACGTACGAGACTTATAAAATCCCCGAGTCGGCTGTCATCTATCGCTGGGGCAACGTCGTGCAAGCTCAGATTGGCGTGGTCACTGGCTCGCCGCTCGAGCCTGTTCAGCTCGACGCAATCTGCTGCGTTATGCCTAACAGCGCGAACGTGGCAATCGGCATCGGCGTGGACGCGCCGACCGCGTTCGTCGGTGGGCGCACGCTCAGCTTCGGCGTTGGCACAGACATCGTCACGGTGCAGGCGCGGCACGCGTCAAACCTGCTCGGCTATCACGCATACATACCGCTGATGTTTACCGCCTATCAGGAGTCAACGTTCTACGGAGCGATACAGGTTAGTCCTGCATTCTCGACCCCCACCTCCCAGTCAGCGTTTTACGCAACACTCAACCAGTAGGCGCCGCCATGAGCAGCTCGTCGAATGCAACTATCAACCTCGTACCTGCAGCAGTGCAGCTGCGCGTGGCGGTCGGTGCGTCTGTCGGACTGCGACTGACCGCTGTGCACAGCGACGGCACGCCGTTCGACCTCGCCGACTACACAGTGACAGCACCGTTCAGCAGTCACGGCAGCGGGCCTCCTCCGGTCGCTGGTTGGGCGGCAGTCATCGAGGCAACGTCGGTGCTGCTGTCGCTGTCAGCTGCAGACACCGCATCGCTCGCGCCGCTCAACAAGTCGATTACGTGGCACTGGGATGTGTGGCTCGCGAATCAGATTGCGCCTGAGCGGCTGCTCTTCGCACACGGCGACTTGGGACTGCTTACTCCGTGAGGTCTGACCATGGCGCATCAGCGATGCACAGTGACTGTTACCGCTCAGCCTGCAGGCAGCCCCGGCCCCGCTGGTCCTCCGGGGCCTGCAGGACCGGCGGGGCCCGCAGGTTCAGGCGTCGTGCTCGCGCCGTACCTAACACCGCCTGCTGTGCCTGCTGCTCTGAATGACGAGTTCGACAGCGGCTCACCAGTGCTCGCTGACCGCGGGTGGACTGCGATGCACAACACCACCGGCCAGCTACTCACGCGCAAGGGCGAGGTCACAACTGCAGTGCCCGAGCTCGGCGCGACTGAGTACAACTCCACGCTCGTGAACGGCGTGCTTCGCGTTCAATCGACGAGCGGCATGCGCATGACCAAGGCGCTGTCAGGACCGCAAGTGCAAGTCGCAGCGCGCTTCTGCGATCCGCGAGTGAGCGCGTCGCAAGTCATTCAGATGCAGCTAACAAACTTCGCGGGAGCGCATGACCCGCTGACCTCCGTGGCGCTGAACTACGGCTATCTGTGGGGCAATCGCTGCAGGTCGTACCGGTATCTTGAGCTAGCGCCATTCACTGCGAGCACAGTCGCACCGGGCGTTGACGATGGCGCATACGTGTTCGTCCAAGACTGGCGCATCGCCGGTGATCGGTGGGGCAACGCAGTCGTGAACCCCCACACGCAACGCATCCTGCAAGTCGGCGGCAACGGCTTCGCACCGCTGACGCTGACGCGTGCAGGCTTCGAGCTGCTGACGATTGCAGCCGCGCACTCGTGGGTCGAGATTGATTACATCCGCGAGTACCCCTACGGCACGTGGTTCCCAGCGTGAGGTGAGCGTCATGGCGGTCGACGAGTTCTGCGAACTGACTGTTATCGTGTCGCCTGCAGGCAGCCCCGGCCCGCAAGGCGAACCGGGACCGCCAGGCGCTGATGGTGCTCCGGGGCCTGCAGGACCTGCAGGCGAACCGGGACCGCCAGGCGGACCGCCGGGGCCGCAAGGCGAGCCTGGTCCTGCAGGCGCTGACGGCGCTGACGGCGCGCCTGGTCCTGCAGGACCTGCAGGCGA